TAAGCTCCAAGAGCTGCCATGATACCAATCATTGCCCAGCGTCCGTTCTGTAATTCAGCGTTGTCGTTCATAGTGTATTCAATAGGTGCTTGAAGTGCGATTACTTCGGTGTCGTTCATTAAAATAATGAGTAAGTTAACCACGGCGAGGATGAAAGTTCAGGTCGCCACGAACACACTATAATGCTCTTATTCTTAGTGCAGTATTTAGTATTATCCTTTGTGCTTCAGGAGAATGGTGATTAAGAGAAGGATATTTAGGAGTAGGACTACCTTTCTTGAATCTATCCATGAAGGAATTGAACTCATCTAGTCCAGCTAGTTTCCATCTATTAGGATTTCTACCAAACAATTCACCTTGAATACCATCTTTAAATACATCTACTGGATCTTCACCAGGTTCGTCTTTCAGTCCTGGTAGGTTCTTCTTTATTTTCTTTAGGTATTCTATATCATCAGTGTTTGGTTTCCATTCATCATAAGGATGGCCAGCTATCATCATATTGATGTTTGCTATTTCTTTTTCTTTATCTTCCCATGTTAAAGCCATTGTTAAAAGTTTACATTAGATCGTTCGAGCTTCTTCATAACGTCTTGTCTATATGCAGAGTCTCTTTCGTATCTAGGATCACTCATAGCCTGTACGACTTCTGCTTGGCTACGGAACTGAGATCCGTCAGCTTTAGGTGCATTACCTGTTAACATTTTTCCATCATATCCTTTAGCATCTTCCCATCTATAAGCTAGGGAACGTACAGCAAAGAAAGCAGCTAGTGAATCTCCTCTCTCCATTACAGCATCAAACATCTTAATCTCTTGTTCATTAAGATTACCTTCTGCCCACTGTAGCATCTCATTATACTCTTCATCTCCTCCTACTATACCTTTAATTTCTTTAGCATCAGCATCAGAGATTTCTTTAGGAGCATACTGTTCAGATTTAGCACGGAACTGTAGGTGCATCTTAGCTAGATCAGCTGGATCAGTTTTACTTAAAGCTTCTAATGTAGCTTCATCATACTTTTCATTACCTGATTGTTCCCATAGCTGATCTAAGATGTTAGTTTCTTGAGGGTCTTCCTTAGTTTCTTTTTCATCTTCTTCACTTTCTTCTTGCTTAGAAGCATCGGTGTCCCCAGTATCCTCCCCAGCTTCAGAGCCTTTTTCTCCAAGTTTTTTCTGAAGTTCAATGTAGGCACTCTCTAATTCTTGTGCGTCTTTATATTTACCAGCAAGTAAGTTCTCTTGCTCTTCTTGTATAGCTTCACCAACCTTCAGAGAATCCTGCTCATCAGCATTGAGATTCTCTGCACTGGTTGCTTCAGTTGTATTTTCAAATGTTAATGTTTCTGCCATTGTTTACTCTTGTGGTGGTGATTCTACTCCTTCCATATCTGAAGCTAGTTCTGGATTCTTAGAAGGATCAAGCATTGGAGCCTTCATCATATTAGGAGTAGCTTTGATAGCTTCCATCTCAGCTTCTTGCTGCATGGCTTGCTGTTCTTGTTGCTGTACTTCTTGCATACTCTTGACTAGATTTAATACATCTATACCTTGAGCTGCTGCTAATCTCTTAACTACTTCTTCTGGATTAATGTATTGTGCAATAGCTTCTGGACCCATTGTTTGTGCAATAGTCTGTAAGAATTGACCTAGTGCTTGTACATCTTGACCTCTACCAAGACTGTTAATACCAGCTACGATAGTAGGTTTAACCATTCCTTTAGGTATCTTAGGTATCTCACCAGTCTTCTGGAAGACACTAAGCTTACGGTTTAAGTATGGTACTAAGAACTCTATAGTAAGTAATCCGAATAGACCGCCTAGCTGTTGTTCCAACTCTAGCTGTGTCATCTGAACTTCTTGTGCAGTAGTTCTTTCGCTATCTCTTACACTTAGTATAAGGAAAGCCTCATTTAATCTTTTCTCTAATGTTGCCATCAACTGATAAGCTGTCTGGAAATCAGCAGTCTTACCAACTTGTATCACACCTATATCATCAGGTCGTCCTTGGACGATAGCTCCATTACCTGCAGAAGCAAGTGTCTGGGGCTTAGTTGTGCTAGAGGGTGATACTACAAAAACTACTTTAGCAGCTGCTGCAGAGCCTTCTACGAGTGCCTGGGACAGTGCCTCAAGTGATTTCAAATCTCCAATAAATTGTCCTACTCTACCTCTACCATATGCTTCACCATCTACTGTATTGAAACGTAGTGGTAGCCATGGAGTTGTATCGACTGGTGCTTTCCCTTGGGAACCAGGAAGGATCTTATCGAATACCTCTTGATGCCATATAAATCTATTGTTATCTCTCTTAACGTGTGTGTAGACATCGACTTCTTTGTTATCACTTTTAGTATCATCTACTACAGTGTCAGTTCCGTCTGCTCTGTCCTCATACTCCACACCTTCTGGTAGAAACTTCTCTATTAATTTTTTGTTGATTCTTTCCTTAGTAATTATTTCAATTACTTGTCCGTTACCATCTCGTTCTATAACATAGCGATTGAGAGGGAATAATTTCAAACCTTCTTTACCCATAAAGATAAGAGCGTTACCAGCTACAACTAAGTGTTGTAATGCTTGGTGTACTATTACTCTATCATCTGTTGCTGCAATAGCATCAAGGATAGTACGCTCTATCTTTGCAAAGGATAAATCTAGTTCTGATTTTATTTCTGGTGGGAACTCTTCACCTAACTGAGACTCATCTAACTGTAGTTTAAAGAAGCTGGTTTGAGGTGGCATAAGACTTAGCGAGAGTTTACTCGCTAGTGCTACAACACCTTTGGCACCAACGCTTTGCCATGGAGTGATGAGTTGTTTCATACCTCTTACATGTTCTTCATGTCCACGTATGAGATATGGTAGTGTGAGTTTACCTGCTTCTTCTGCTTCGTTTAGAAACTGGGAACGGTCACTGGATAATGAATCATATCTAGATTTTGCTGTCATTGTTTTTATATGTTAAGTTGTGCCTGCCCTGTATTACCAAAACTACTTATTCTAAAGTCACGATTGAATCGTTTTTTAGTTGATTTACTTCTATCTTTAGTAGGTGATGTGTATCCAGACTCCTTCTTTCATAGACTCAGCTATACCTTGTTGAGATCTAATAGTATATGACTTAGCATCTTCAGCACTTCGTTGTCTAGCAGCAGAAAATGCTGAAGCATAGTCTGCTAATGCATCACGTTCTTTTTGTATCTGACTTGTGTAATCACCTAATGAGCTTTGTCCTGATTGTAGTTGTCCTAAATAAGATTGATAATCTCTACTAGCACCACCTAAAGCATCAGAATAAGATTTGAATGAAGATTGACCACTCTGTACATTACCTCTGTGTCTTTGGTATGCTCTGTACTGATCTTCTAAACCTTTTAAAGTTGAATCCCATTCTCTTCCTACAGCTGCTCGTCTAGCTTGATCTCCTGACGATGCATCTTGACTTCTAAATAAATTTCTACCTTCAGTTACAGTTTTTATATTTCTTTGGAATGTATTGTCAAAAGATTTCAATCGATTCAATTCATCACTGTATCGTTTTCCAAAGCCTTGTGTTCTAGAAAGTTCATTACTGAAGTAACTGCCTAAAGGTTTTATCCTATCTAATTCACTTGAATACTTTCGTCCTTGTGTACCTAAAGTAGTAAGTAAATCATCGTAACTAGATTGCTGTTGAGCGACATCACTTTCTCGTTCAGCCATTTGCTGAGATAATCTAGATTGTGCTGACAAGAAATCTGCTAGTTGTACATCATCTCTTGCTGCACCACGTGCTAACATAGAATTAGTAGTATAATCATCTATACTATCAGGATCATACTGTTGCATTGATGTAGTATTGTCAGCAAAATTAGCACGATTACCTATAGTACGTAGGCTTCCAGCATTGAAAGAAGGATTACTGAAACCTTTATTCCAATTAGGTGTGCCACCTCCATATGTACTACCTACACTAAACTGATTCCAATCAACTTGAGGTGCTGCTCTATTTCTACCTCCTCTATTGAAACCTTTACGGCCTTTAGGCTTACTACTTAAAGCTTTGTTACGCCTTGCTCTTCTAGCTGATTTACTAGATCCTCTTGTACTTGCCATGTTAGTCCTCCTCTAATCTGTGTCTCAACCACTCAATGACTGAGCGTTGTCCTGCTTTATACATGATGGTTCCTATCTCCTCTTTAGGATGTGGGTTAACTGGTGGAAATTTTTCCTCCATTTCTAAGAGGATTGATTCTAAGTTTGGGCCAAGTAAAGGCTCAAGCGTATTGGGGTAGATTGACATTGCTGTGTTCAAAGAATGCTGGCATCCGTGCTGACCGTGTATCAGAAAGTTGTGGTGCCTTTCCCTCATACATTAATCGATCTGATGAATCCAGCCAAAAATTTTTGTCCAAATATTTATCGGTAGTATTTATACCTAGAGGCTGGAATATCCAATTAATCGTGGCCTTCCTAAGTTTGTCCAAAGAATTACTAGGGCGTAAACCCATAGCAGAACTGACGAGAGAATTACAAGCAACGTGTACCTGTTCATCTCTGGAAATATCAGCTGCCACCGTTCTGAGACCAGGATCGCCACAAAAGCGAAAGAAAGGCAAAATAACAAAGAATATAGCACGTTCAGCTACCAATGCTTTTAATATAGTGTGATCAGGGTGAGATTCCCAAGCATCACGTAACTTGAGAGCCTCATATTCTGCTTTTTCATCAACGCCTATAGCGTTCGTGATATAGGTAAGGGCGAGATCGTGTTTGATCTCATCCTTTACATTTGCTTCTAGAAGAGTCCGTGCAGATTCGGGAACCTCCTTTTCAAGTGCCTCTGTAATAAACTCGCCAACTGGTAACTCCATATGGCGTATTGCGAGAGCACGGTAGATGGCCTCTTCAGCTCCGTGTTTAAGCTCACCAGCTGTAGTCTGGACTGGGTTCCAGGTTCTCTTTCTATTGAGTAATTTTTCATAAGGGTTTTTCATTCTTGACAATCGCAGGTTATTGGGTTTTCTTGTAAAATACCCTGCAAGTAATCATCAACGTCATCTTGATCTAATGCTGCATACGCATCGCTTTTATCTTGTACGTCTCCCATTACCTGAAGGCTGTAATATAAGGAGGTTTGAGGCGATGCCAACCACTCTTCCACGAAATCATTGTCGTATTCTATAACATCACTCCAAGAGTTGAAGCTATAGCCATGAAGAAGTCCTGTTTTATCATACATTATCATTAACTGATCTGCTACTTTCTTGTAGGCATCCCAGCCTACTTCGCTTGCTATTTCTACTTGTCCATAGTTAAAGGTCTGCACTCCGAATGTCCCACTATCTCTGTCCACAGAGCGAGAGATTGGTGGTGCAATTTCTGGGGTACTCGTAAAGCCATCCAAATCCTTGCTTCGATAACTACAAGAGGCTGTCGGAGCAATAGCGAATGCTCTAACCATATTATTAGCCCTAGCCACTTCAGCGGCAGCTTCAATACCATATCTAAGTTCGCTGGCAAGATGCTCGGCTCTCTCT